GGTAATTCGTAAGCCCTTTATTTTTTTAGTTTCAGAATATATAATAGGATTTCGTTAGATATCAATGAGTTATAAGGATAAATGCACACTGCAAGAACTGTCAGCATTTTTAATGCTAACGGATCGGCGTGTGCAACAACTCAAAGATGCGAATGTGATTGTTAAATTTGGTCGGGGCGAATACGATCTAACAAAATCAACGCAAGGATATATTAACTTTTTGCGTGAACGTGCGTTTGGTGGGGTGGCAAATACTGATCAGCATGGTGAGAAAACTCGATTGATTACTGCGCAGGCCAACATTGCAGAAATGAACGATGCAGAACTTCGAGGGGATTTGCTGCGAGCGGATGAAACCAGACGGGCGATATTTACCGCAGCTCGCGGTGTGCGTAATTCGTTGCAGACGGTGGCGGATAGATTGTCGCAACCTTTGGCTGGTGAGGATGATCACCACGAAATACACGACATGATCGAGGGTGAGATTAATCAGATCTTGCACGACATGGAAAGCGAGTTTGCCAAGTTGGTGAGCGAGTCGGTAGAGATTGAAATTAAAAATGAAGCAGAAACAGATACCAACGGTTGATGTTAGTGGTGAGCGGTTGGCACTCGATGCCATCGTTGCCGGATTAAAACCCGACCCCTGCGAACCGATGAGTGATTGGGCAGATGAACATCGACTACTCAATCAAACCTATGCGGCCGAGCCTGGTAAGTGGCGCACCAGTCGCACACCCTATCTAAAAGAAATTATGGATTCGTTCAGCCCATCTAGCCGGTGTGAATTTGTGACCATTATGAAAGGCGCACAGCTTGGATTCACCGAAGCACTCACCAATATGATCGGCTATATTATCCACCGCGCACCAGCGCCAGTAATGATGGTGCAGCCAACTCAGAACTTGGCAAAGCGATATTCCAAACAACGATTGGCCACAATGATCCAAGACATGCCAGTGCTTCGTGGATTGGTGGCAGATCCTCGCGCTCGCGATAGCGGTAACACCACTTTAAGCAAAGCATTTGATGGTGGCGCATTATTTATTGCTGGTGCAAATAGTGCATCCGATTTGCGATCTGTACCGGTGCGCTATTTGCTACTCGATGAGGTCGATGCCTATCCGTATGATTTGGACGGTGAGGGTGATCCGATTGAATTGGCGGTGAACAGAACAAAAACCTTTGCACGGCGCAAGGTGTTAATTGGATCGACACCAACGGTGAAAGATGTGAGCCGTGTTGAGCGTGAGTTTTTAAAAGGTGATCAGCGAAAATATCATGTGGCGTGTCCGCATTGCGATGTGATGCAAGAATTGCATTGGCAAAATATCAAATGGAGTAAAGACGAAAACAAAGTACCGCGCCCAGAAACCGCCGTGTATATGTGCGATCATTGTGCCGGGGTGATTAATGAAAGTGACAAACTCGACATGCTGCAACATGGTAAATGGGTGGCCACCAAGCCGGAGAATAATTACCGAGATACACGCAGATCATATCACATATCATCGCTATATTCGCCCTGGGAATCGTGGGCAAACTTGGTACAAAAATGGCTCGATGCACAACAAGATCCGCACCTTTTAAAAACCTTTATTAATACTGCACTCGGTGAGTGCTGGGACGAGGAAAGCAATCGCGTGGATATGAATGATTTGAGAAAACGCGCTGAGAATTATCCATTGCGACAATTACCAATGGGTGCGCTGATTGCTTGTTGTGGTGTGGATGTGCAAGACAACCGGCTTGAGGCAGTGATTTGGGCATTTGGTAAAGATGGGCAAGAGAGTTGGGCAATTGATTATCAAGTATTTTTTGGTGATCCGGCAAGCTTAAAGTTGTGGGATGAGTTAGACGAATGGCTGCAATTAGAGTTGGATCATGAAAGTGGATCGGCGGTGAAACTCTCAGCAGTGGCGATTGACACCGGCGGACATCACACGCAAATGGTGTATGACTTTTGTCGATTAAGAAAGCATCGCCATGTTATTGCGATTAAAGGACAATCCACCCGTAACCGACCGGTGATCGGCCGGCCAACCAACCAAGATATTACTTTCAAAGGCAAAACCATTCGCGGTGGTGTGCAGCTCTGGCCGGTGGGATCAGACACGGCAAAGAGTGTTTGGTATGGTCGCTTTGGTATTGATGAGGGCGCAGGGCGTGTGCATTTTTCTACCGAGTTAGAGGATGATTTTTATGCACAGATCACCGCTGAGAAATTGGTGACACGATATCACAAAGGCCATCCACGTACTGAGTGGGTTAAGCCATCACATAAACGTAATGAGGTGCTGGATTGCTCGGTGTATGCGTTGGCAGCTGCTTATCATTTGGGCATGAATAAGTGGAGTCAGAAAGATTGGCAACGACTTGAGGATTTAGTGCAACCGATTACTGCTGATTTATTTGATTCTAAGTCATCAAACGTCAAAACCGAGTCAAAAGAAATTGAAAAACCGAACGAAAGTGCGGCAAAAGTTACACAAATAAACCGCCCAATCCGCCCAAGAAACAAACCGGGTGGTGGTTTTGCTGCGCGTTGGTAGTTAAGTAAAAATAATTGCAAATTGGGGTTGCTATTCTTAAAAATGTTACGACACTAGGTCACTAGATATAGTCTTTTTATATTTCAAAAACACTAGATATAGGGATTTATGGCCAATTTATTTGACTCTACAAACTACCCAACCACCGAGCCGAGCGATATTATTGCCGGCGATCGTATCGCTTGGAAGCGTAGCGATTTGGATAGTGATTATCCAATAGCTTCTTATTCATTAAATTATTCAGCGCGTTTAGAAAACGCCGGCTCAACTGAGATTGAGATCACTGCAACAGAAAGCGGCAGTGATTACATCGTAGAAGTTGGCCAAGCAACAACGGCAGCCTACACCGCAGGTGTTTATCACTGGCAAGCGTACATTATTCGTACCTCAGACTCAGAGCGCATTACTGTTGACAGTGGCACTTGGGAAGTCAAAGCCAACCGTGATGCTGCCACCACCGATCCGAGAAACCACGTCAAAAAGGTATTGGACTCGATAGAGGCCACCATTGAGGGCAGAGCCTCAAAAGATCAAGAGTCGTATTCTATTGCTGGTCGCTCATTAGGGCGCACGCCGATTGCTGATTTGATTTTATTACGTGATAAATACCGTGCTGAATACGTGCGCGAGCAACGAGCAGAGCGTGTTGCCAATGGTTTAGGCCACAGTGGCATTATTAAAACAAGGTTTTAAGTATGAATTTTTTATCAATTTTTAGAAAACATAAAAAAGCCGTTGCCAAACGTGCGTATGCCGGTGCAAAGATTGATCGTTTAACCTCGAGCTGGACGACTACCTCGCAAAACATTAACAAAGATTTGCAAGCCGGTGGCAAAGTATTGCGTGTTCGAGCGCGTGATTTGAGTATCAACAATGATTATGCGCGTAAGTATTTGCAGATGTGTGTGTCAAATGTGGTGGGTGCAAAGGGTATGGTTTTGCAGGTTAAATCCAAAACCGCTAAAGGCAAGCTCAATCAAAAGCACAATAGAATTGTAGAACAAGCCTGGGCGAAATGGTCAAAGGCCAAAAACTGTGCATGGGATGGTCGTTTGTCATTTGTGGAAATGCAACGCTTATTTATTGAAACCGCTGCACGCGATGGCGAAGTGTTAATCCGTATGGTGCGTGATGATTCAATGTTTGGTTTTAAATTGCAATTTTTAGACACCAATCGCCTCGATGAAAATCTTAATAAAAAATTGAGCGATGGTAATGTCATTCGCATGGGTATTGAATTTGACACCACCGGACGTGCAGTGGCGTATCACCTACTCACTAACCTTGAAAATGAAGCCACCGCCGGTGCAAGATACGAGCGCATCGGTGCAGACAATATCATTCACGCCTTTATGGGTGAACGCCCAGAGCAAATCCGTGGTGCAACGTGGATGGCCAGTGCCATGTCACGACTGAATATGCTCGGTGCTTATGAAGAAGCCGAGCTGGTTGCAGCAAGAATTGGCGCATCTAAAATGGGTTTTTACACATCCGAGGCCGGTGATTCGTTCATTGGTGATAGTGAAGATGATCAAGGTTATTTATTAGATTCAGCCGAGCCGGGTGTGTTTTCACAACTGCCGGCCGGCACAAACTTTACCACCTTTGATCCTACCCATCCCACATCGGCATTTAAAGATTTTAACAAGGCGATTTTGCGCGGTATTTCAAGTGGTTTGGGCGTGGCTTATAACTCACTTGCCAGTGATCTTGAGGGTGTTTCATTTTCAAGTATTAGATCTGGCACGATTGAAGAACGCGACCAATGGCGTGTGAAACAAAACTGGATGATTCAGCATTTTATGGATCGTATTTATGAGCAGTGGTTAAGCATGCAATTGTTAAATGGATCGTTAGGTTTGCCCATGACTGATTTTGATAAATTAACACAGATCAGATGGCAACCAAAAGCCTGGACTTGGGTTGATCCACTCAAAGACATCAAGGCTTCAACTGAGGCAATTAATGCTGGTATTAAAACCGCCAGTGAAGTGGTGGCAGAGCAAGGTGGTGATATAGAGGATGTATATGACCAGCTTGCTTATGAGCAACAATTAGCCAAAGACAAAGGTTTGAATTTAAGTATTAACAGTGAGGTAATAAGCAATGAAACAAATCAAAACGGGTAATTTAACTCGTTCATTTAATTTAGATCGAGCGGCGATTGATGAAGAAGCACGCACGGTAGCGTTATCGTTTTCAAGCGAAGCACCAGTCGAAAGATTTTTTGGAATGGAAGTGTTAGATCACTCGCCAGAAAGTGTCGATTTGGGGCGTTTGAGAAATAAAGCACCGCTTCTATTAAATCATGATCCTGATGATCAAATAGGGGTAATTGAGTCGGCAGATATTAATAACGGCAGAGGCGAAGCCATTGTCCGTTTTTCAAAATCAGCTCATGCTCAAGAGATATTTCAAGATGTAATTGATGGAATCCGTACCGGTATTTCCGTTGGTTATCGTATTTTGGAAATGAAATTAGAGGAAAGCAAAGAGGACTTGGATACATATCGAGCCATGCTTTGGCAACCTTTTGAAATTTCCAGTGTACCGATTCCAGCTGATGCAGGCGTGGGTGTTGGTCGTTCAGATGTTCAGGGCGACAACTTAACAACAATTACTAATTTAAAAACTAATAAAAAGGAAAGAAAAATGGAAAAAAACGATAACACACCAAGCATCGATGCAGCAACAGTTGCACGCGATGCAGTAGCGGCGGATCGCGCACGCTCACAAGAGATTGATGCAATCGTTGCAAAACACCCGGAATTAAAAGAGATCGGCAGCCAATTTAAAGGCAATGACCGTTCTATGGATGAATTTCGTGGCGTAGCATTAGATTCAATCACTAAAAATCAACCTAAAACAGCAGCGATTGAAGATACTAAAATCGGCATGAGCGGCAAAGAAGCGGACAGCTTCTCAATCGTGCGTGCGGTAAATGCTTTGGTTACTGGCAATTGGAATGATGCAGGCTTTGAACGTGAAGCCTCTGATTCTATGGCTGGTAAATTAGGCAAACGCGCACAAGGTTTTTACATCCCAACTGACGTTTTAATGCGTGATTTGAATGTAACAACATCAACAGCAGGTGGTCATACTGTGTCAACTGATTTATTATCAGGTTCGTTCATTGACATGCTTCGTAACAAGATGAGCGTTGTTGGTTTGGGTGCAACTATGATGAATGATTTGGTTGGCAATATTGCTATTCCACGTCAAACTGGCGGTGCAACTTCTTACTGGGTAGCTGAAAGTGGCGCGGTAACAGAATCACAGCCAGCGTTCGATCAGGTAACTTTATCACCATCAACTGTGGGTGCATTCTCTGACGTTTCACGCCGTTTATTACTTCAATCATCTATGGATGTTGAGGCGTTTATTCGTAACGAGTTAGCAACCACTTTAGCACTTGAAATTGACCGTGCAGCGATCGAGGGTTCGGGTTCTTCAAACCAACCAACTGGTATTTTGAATGTATCAGGTATTGGCGCAGTAGCAGGTGGCACGAATGGTGCAGCACCGGATTGGGCAGATATTGTTGATCTTGAATCAGCAGTATCGGTTGACAACGCAGACATGGGCGCACTCGGTTACTTAACTAATGCTTCTGTTCGTGGTAAGTTGTTACAAACTGAGAAAGCATCGTCAACTGGTCAGTACATTTGGGGCGAGGGTAACACATTACGTGGTTACAACGCAGCCGTATCAAACCAAGTACCGTCAGACCTTACTAAAGGTTCGGGTACTGGTTTATCAGCAATCTTATTCGGTAATTGGAATGATCTGATTATTGGTACTTGGGGTGGCATCGATATTAATATCGATACCTCAACGGGTTCTGCATCCGGCACGGTTCGTGTGGTTGCATTACAAGATGTTGATGTGGCGGTTCGTCATGCTGAGAGCTTTGCATCAATGCAGGACGCAATAACTTAATAGTAAGTTATTGTTAAGTGCTGGGGGGTTTATACCTCAGCACTTTTATTAAAGAGGAAATTATGAAATTAAAATTATTAATAGCGACCGCAATTGACGGTACATCGTTCGCCAAAGGTGAAGTGATTGAAGCTGATAAAGAATTAGCAAATAAATTAATTGGCATGAATAAAGCCATCGAAACTAAAGCCAAAAAAAAGGCGAAAAAATAAAAAATGTTTACCGAGGATTTAAGCGAGTTTTTGGATAACACTGAGATGGCAGACAATGCCACCATCGGTGCATCCACTGTGGCTGGAATCTTTGACAATCAGTTTGTAGAAGTACACGGTATTGAGGGTGTGCGCCCGGTATTTACGTGCGATGAGGCCGATGTTTCATCAATTGCACATGGCGATGCACTCACAATTAAAACCGTGTCTTACAAAGTAGCCGGCGTGCAGCCGGATGGCACGGGCTTAACTTCATTAATATTGGAGAAACAATGAGCCACGTAAGACAACAAATCAGAGATCAACTTAAAACCACCTTAACCGGTTTAACAACCACCGGCGCGAATGTATTTGATTCGCGGGTTTATGATCATGATGCGTTGCCATCACTTACCATTTACACATTAAGCGAGGAACTCGGCGAAGAATCGGCCAATAAACAGCTTAGATTATTAAATATTGTGGTTGAGGCTCGCGCCAAAGCGACATCCAACTTAGACAACACTTTAGATACCATCGGCGCAGAAGTAGAAACCGCCATTTTTGCTAGTGGTGACACCACCTTGAGTGGCAAATGCAAAGATATTGATTTTGAAGCAATAGATATTGAGTTGTCTGCTGATAGTGAACAGCCAGTGGGGATGATGAGCATGCGATTTGCTTGCCTTTATCGAGTCAACAAATCAGACGTAACCACGTTAATTAGTTAGGAGATAAGATGCAAAAAATGTATAAAAAAGGATCTGAGCCAATCAAGGTACATCCCGGCCAGATTGACAACGCAATTCAGCGCGGTTGGTCGCTTGAAAAACCATCCACAAGCAAAAAAGTTAAATCTAAAAAGGAGTAATAAAAATGGCAACACATAAAGGCAGTGAGGGTACTGTGCATATCGGCACGGATGCAATCGGCGAATTGAAAGGGTGGTCGTACACTGAGGGCGTAACAACGCTTCCAACAACAACACTTAATGACACAGCAGAAACACACACAACTGGCACAACCAATTGGAGTGGCTCAGCAGAATCATTTTGGGATTTGGATGATACCGCGCAAGCAGCATTGACTATCGGTGCATCAATCACGTTGAAGTTTTACCCAGAGGGTGCAGCATCGGCTGATAAATACAAAACTGGCACTGCAACCGTTGAGTCAATCAACGCAAGTGGCGCAACCGATGATATGGCAAACGTGTCATTTTCATTTAAAGGCAATGGCGCACTATCAGATGCAACAGTAGCTTAATAAATGGGCATTAAAGACAACGCAAAGGCTCAATTCAGCGACATATTATCGGGTGAACTTTACTCGATATATGTAGCCGAATGGAAAGACACGATTTATTACAAGGCGGCCATTAACGGCAAAAAGCAATCGCAGATTTTAAAGCTCTACGATCAAGGCAAAACCGTTGAGGCAGTTTGCATGGCATTGATCATGCGCGGCTTGAATAAAGATGGTGAACCAGTATGGCGCACTGGTGAACTCAATGAGTTAATGCACGAATATGATACCAACGTCATATCGCGCATTGTTGAGCAAATTGCAGACAATGAGCCAACGGTAGATGAGGCAAAAAAGCCTTAAGTGTAGATCACGATCTGCACTTCTATCTGCAACTCGCCGAGCATTTGCATAAGTCTTTAGATGAGGTGATGGAATTAACAACGGCCGAACATACATTATGGGCGGCTTATTTTGAATTGAAAGGGGAAAACAATGGCTAGTGCCGCGCAAGCAAAATATGTCATTAAGTTAGAAGATAAAACCAAACGGGCATTTAAAGCCATTGGCAAATCTTTAAAACGCACAACCTCGGCCGTTTTCTCCATGAAAACCGGCTTTATATCCGCAGCTGGCATTGCCGGCATTGGATATTTTGTCAAAAAATCCCTTGATGCTACCGATGAAATGGCAAAGATGTCACGCGCCATTGGTGTCAGTGTTGAAGAACTCCAGCGCCTAAGACACGCTGCATCACTTGGTGGACTCGAAGCCGTACAGCTCGACAAAGCCGTACAAAAACTCGCCGTCAATATGGCAGATATGTCGCGCGGTGTTGGCCTTGCCAAAGATGTGTTTGAGAAATACAATATTGAAGTAGAAAATTCAGACGGCTCGATGCGTGGCGTGGTGGATGTGATGGCAGATGTTGCCGATGTTACTGCCGGACTCACCAACAAAACTGAAAAAGCCGACATCGCTTATAAACTATTTGGCGCACGCGGTGCGAAGATGATCAATGTTTTAGAGGGTGGATCAAAAGCCATGCGCGAGGCGATGGGTGAGGCCGACAAACTCGGTTTGGTCATGAGTGCGGACACCGCCAAAGGTGTTGAAAAAGCCAATGATGCGTTTACGCGTTTGGGTGCGTTTTTAACATCGTCTTTTGCTCAAGCCGTAGCCAAAATTGCACCGGCAATTGAAACCATAACTAACTCAATTCGTGATTGGGTCGAGATGAAAGTCACCGAAGCTGGTGGTATTGGTGCAATTGCCCGTAATATGGCAGAAGCCATTGTTTTATCCTCAGTAAGTATTCTTGAGGCTTTTGAGGCAATGGGCAATGGCATGATTGATTTTGTTAATAAAATCAAAGCCAATCTACCCGAAGCATTAGGTGGTTTTAGAGATACCAAAGAAATATTAGAGGATATTCAAGACGTGTCTAATAAGATCGGCATGACAAAAGCCTCAATGGCCGGTGGAAAAGGTTTATTGGATTTATTAGGAATTGGTGATGAATCTGCATTAATAGCTTTTCAGTCAGAATTATCAGAACTTAATAAAGAATTAGAAAACGCCAGTGAAGGTCAGATTAAGTTTAGATTTGACAATTCAGCCATTAGAGAGTCATTAATGGCAACCATACCAGCAATTCAAAAAACTGCAAAAGCACTTGATGATTTAGATCCTAAGCCAAAGCCTAAGAAAAAAGAAGAAGAAAAAACCATTTGGGATCGAATGAAAGATGGTTTTGAAGATTACAAAGATACCGTAGAAAAAGGCTCATTAAATATCGCATCAATCACTGCTAAAACTATGAAATCCACCGAGGATGCTATTGTTAATATGATGATGGGTGTTAAGACTGATTTTAAAGCGTTGGCAAGATCTATTATTGCGGATCTGATTCGTATTCAAGTTAGAAAAAAATTAGTGTCAGCCATTAGTAGTAGCAGTATTGGTAGTTTTATTGGTGGGTTTTTTGCTAATGGTGGCCGTCCGCCGGTAGGTAGGCCGTCAGTCGTGGGTGAGCGCGGTGCAGAGTTATTTGTACCAGACACCGCAGGCACGATCATCCCTAACGATCAACTCGGTGGTGGTCAAACCATTAATGTCACTTACGCACCACAGATCAATGCACTTGATCCAAGAACGGCGGCAATGGTGATTGCTGAAAACGCACCAACCATTGTCGGTGTGATTAGACAAGCCTTTAATCGTAATGGCCAGGCGGTGGTAATATGAGTGGCGCATATCCAACAACACCGGTGGCAAGCAGTATTGCCATTATTGGTATTACCCCAACTTTGGTTAGTTTAACGCACAGTCTTAAACGCCAGGCAAGATCGCGCGGCGGTCAAAGATGGACGATGGATGTTGCTTATCCACCATTATCACGCACAGAATTTGCCCCGATTTGGGCATTTGCAAATAAGCAAAAAGGCCAATACGGCACATTCACTTATCAACCACCGATTTATAAAGACACATCTGGCACGGCCACTGGCACGTTGTTGGTAAATAATGCAGCAGGTTATGCAGCAGGATCATCCACCATTGCCAGTGATGGCTTAACCGGTACTTTAAAAGCTGGTGATTTTATTAAATTTGCAGGTCATGACAAGGTTTACACATTGACTGCCGATGCCACGACATCGCTCACAATCGAGCCAGCATTAATGAGTGCGCTTTCAGACAATGAGGCGATCACTTATAACGATGTACCATTTACCATGGCTTTTGCTAATGATCAGCAACAAATGAGCGTGTCAGTGGGTGGATTTGTGGCCTATCAAATATCATTGGTTGAGGTAGTTTAGTGGCAGATCGCGGATCAACCGCCGCCTTTCAAACTGAGGTTGTTAAATTACAAAACCGCCCAGTGCATTTTGTTGAGGTGATTTTTGATGATGAAACGATCTACATGACAGATGCGTATAAGGACATTATTTATAACTCAAACACCTATTCGGCTGTTGGTAATTTTATGGGGTTTTCTGATATTGAGGAAGCTGCCGAGGTTATTATGTCAAGCGTGACATTGTCACTAGGTGGTATTGATCAAGTGTGGATTAGTCGCGTATTAAATAAGTCTTACATTGATCGTACAGTGAAAATTTACACCGCCTTTTTAGACGATGCGCAGGCGCTCATTGTTGACCCGGTGTTAATCTTTGAGGGGCGTATGGATTCACCAACCATTATTGAAGATCCGGACGGCGGTCAATCAACGGTATCAATCTCAGCTACTAATGCCTGGGTGGATTTTTCACGCAAAACTGGCAGACACAGTAACCATGAGGAAACTCAAATCCATTATCCAGGTGATAAAGGATTTGAATTTGCTTCTGAAATTGTCAAAGATGTGATCTGGGGCAAACCATCATGACACCGGAAACAGAAATCAAATTACATGATTATGTGCAAGGTGAGATTGGCAAAGTTTTTGAGTTTGGAAAACACGATTGCCCACTCTTTGTACTCGGTGCAATGGATATTATGACCGGTGATCATCGCCGTGAGGAAATGACCGGCTTATGGCATGATCAAAAATCTGCTTGGAAATACGCAAGAAAAAATGGCGATATTTGCGATCACCTTAAAGAATATAGCTTCAAAAGTGTGGATTATCAATACATGCAAACTGGTGATATTGTGGTGATGGAACAACGACTCGCACATGAGAAAAAATGGCGCTCAGTGGCAGTTTGTTTAGGCTCTAAAGTAGCCATAATGAGTGAGCCAAACGGCGTAGAACTCATTGCCATTAAAGACATCCCCAACATGACAGAGGTTATGCGATGGGCATAATCATGGCCGGCATTGGCGCAGCCATTGAACTGTACGCCGTTGATGCGATGATTTACATGGCAAAGGCTTATGTCACCAATTATTTAATCGGTGCGGTTGTTGGTAGTTTGGTGGATGAGCCAACACCGCAAGATTTTGGTTCTGCCGCCGCCGGTATTTTATTAAATAAATCAGCCAATGATGCGCCAATACCCGTGGTGTATGGTCAACGCAAAGTGGGCGGTACGCGTGTTTTGATGGAAGTGACTGGTGATAATAATGAATATTTGCACATGGTTGTTGTACTAAGTGAGGGCGAGGTTAATTCTTTTGAAAATATCTATCTTAATGATGTTTTATCAACGGACTCACGCTTTGACAATGTGCTTGATGTTTATACTTATACCGGCACAAACACACAAGCAGCAGATTCAAATTTAATTAGTGCAGTTACCGATTGGACTTCGGCACATCAACTCAAAGGCACAGCATATCTCTACGTTAAAATGAAATACGATCAAGATGCTTATGCTTCTGGTTTGCCAACCATTACCGCCGATCTTAAAGGTACAAAGGTTTACGATGCACGCACCGCAACTACCGCATGGAGTGATAACCCCGTCTTATGTATTCGTGATTATTTAACTAATAGCCGTTATGGTAGAAGTATTGAAACATCACTAATAGACGACACATCGTTTAATGCAGCGGCCAATTATTGTGAAGAAAGTGTGACTATTGGTGGCGTGAGCAAAACCCGATATACCTGCAATGGTGTGGTTGATACCTCACAAGGTTCGATGGATGTATTAAAGAAATTACTCACTGCTTGTCGGGGGTTTTTGGTGTTTTCCGGTGGTAAGTACAAACTGGTGATTGACAAACCAGAAACCGCCGCCTTTACTTTTAGTGAGGACAATATCATCGGTGCTTGGTCGATCAAACTCGGTGATAAAAATTCACAATTTAACAGAATTAGGGCTAATTTTTACAACCCAGATCGTCAATGGCAACCAGACATCGCAGTGATAGATTCATCCACTTTGCGCATACAAGACAATGGCTTATTATTAGAAAAAACCATTGATTTGCCGTTTACCTCAGATATTGATCGGGCGAAGATGATCACCACCATTAATCTGAATCAATCACGCCAGCAGATCATGTGTGAATTTACCGCCACGATTGAGGGTTTAAGATGTGAGGTGGGTGATGTGGTTTATATCAAACACGCCACGCCTGGCTGGTCATCACTTAACGGCGGTTCAGGTAAAAAATTCAGAGTGATGCGTATCACTTTGCAAAATAATGATGAGGTGCGGATTTTGGCTATGGAGTACGATGCCAATGCTTATGACTTCGGCACGATCCAAGTATCAGACACAGCACCAAATACTAATCTACCGGATGCGACACAAATCGGACAACCAAGTGCATTGTCAATCAGTGAGGAGTTATTTGTTACCAATACTTCACAAGGCGCACAAGTTAGGGCAAATTTAACATGGGCAGCACCAACCGATGCTTTTGTTCACTCGTATGATGTTGAATATCAACACGAAGCAGATGGCTGGAATTATGTTACCACCACTAAAAACTTATCAGCACAGATTAATAATCTAAAAGCTGGTGAGTTTTATTTCAGAGTAAGATCAATCAACACTATTGGTGTTAGATCAAATTGGACTGAAACATCAAAGATTGTGTTTGCAGGCCTAACAGCACCGCCAGCAATAATTACTAATTTTAGTGTACGTGCTATTGATGGTTCTTGCCACCTTCAATGGGATCGTGTCACCGATATTGACGTGCTGCACGGTGGTTATATTCGCATTAGACACACACCAATGACTTCGGGTGTCACATGGGCGCATGGCACAGATATTGGTGAGGCATTAGCCGGTACTGCAACAAATGTTGTATTGCCATTATTGGCTGGTACTTATATGGCCAAAGCGGTTGATAGTGCTGGGAACTTCTCAACAGATGAGATTCAAGCAGTAACAACCGTGCCAAACATTTTAGATTTTAATGCTGTTTCAACCTTAACCGAGCATCCATCATTTACTGGGCAAAAAGAAGATACAACAGTTTCAGGTTCGGTATTGCGTTTAGATGGCGCACCAAATTTTATATTAATGGAAAATGGCGATTCTTTTATTACGGAAGCATCTGGTGAATACTTTGAAACAGAAACAGCAGGAACGACAATTATTGAAAGTTATGGTGAATATTATTTTACCAATACCGAAGATTTGGGTGCAGTTTATACATCAAGAGTATCAGCAAATATGGTGGCATCGGGTTATGTGGCATCGGATTTAATTGATAATAGAGCAGATAATATTGATACATGGGCAAACTTTGATGGTGAGCCGTCAGATGCGGTTTCAGCACAATTACAACTTAGAACAACACAAGACGATACAACGGGTTCGCCAACTTGGACTGTTTGGAACTCATTATTGATTGGTGATTATCACGCTCGCGGGTTTGAATTTAGAGTGATATTTAACTCAACCGATTCATCAAGGAATATTGATATTTCAACGCTCGAAGTCACCATTGATATGCCAGATCGCAATGAGCGAGCGCAGTCAATCAGTGTGCCAAGTGCAGGCTCAACCATTACATATTCAAATGCGTTCAAAGATTCACCAGCAGTGGGGATCACCGCACAAAACATGGCAACGGGTGATTATTGGTCAATAACAAGCCAAACATCAACGGGATTTACCATTCAATTTTTTAACACCTCAGGAACGGCCATATCACGAAATATAAATTGGATCGCAACTGGTTACGGGAGAGCAGCTTAAATGAGCCAACAAGATTACACAATTGATAATGCCACGGGTGCTGCGGTTAGAGCAGATTTAAACTCTACACTTGCCGCAATCGTATCAGCTAATAGTGGTGCGACAGAGCCAACAACAATGTTTGCTTATCAAGTATGGGCTGACACCACAGCGAATAAACTAAAAATCAGAAACGGTGCGAATAATGCTTGGTATGAAGTTGGCACTTTAGACACAGCAAATCTTGGTTTAATGTTGGCTTCATTCTTCCCAAATGTCAATTCAAACGTAACAGCAACAGATGAAGAACTTAATAAATTAGATGGTGTTACTGCCACAACTGCTGAATTGAATTTACTTGCTGGTGAAACAGCTTTATTAGCACACGACCACGCTTACCCTATTGGCTCAATCTATATGAACGCTTCAAATAGTGCTAACCCATCTTCATTGCTTGGATTTGGTACTTGGACTTCATTTGGTACTGGTCAAGTATTAGTTGGCTTAGATTCAACACAAACAGAATTTAACTCAATTGGTGAAACGGGTGGTGCTAAAACTGCTGCTCATACATTAATAACTGCTGAGATGCCATCACATAACCACGCCAATGGTGATTATAAATATATGGTTAAGGTTGATGGTCAAGGCACAACACAAGGTGTTGATAGTTCTGCTAATGAAATTAACGAATTAACTGGTGGCGAAATTCAATCAGCAGGTGGCGGTGGCTCTCACTCTCATTCAACATTACAGCCATACATAGTCGTTTATATGTGGCAACGCACAGCATAGGATAAATTATGGCAGACAAGAAAATAAGTGAACTAACCGCATTAACCACACCAGATGGCACTGAGGAATTAGTTGTCAATGATGGTGGTACTTCTAAAAAGATTACTGCTCAGAATCTAATACAATGGAACAAAGGTGCTGATGTAGGAAGTGCTACTGCTTTACCTGTATTGACTGATGGTAACTATTTTGATGTTACTGGTACTACTACTGTTACTTCAATAAATACAACTGGTGGTGCTGGTACTGTTATCAAGTTACATTTTGATGCTATTTTAATATTGACTCATCACGCTACTGATTTATACCTTCCAGGTGGTGCTAATATTACTACTGCTGTTGGTGATGAGGCAGAGTTTATTGAATATGCTACTGGTGATTACCGATGTACCAACTATTCTAAAGCGAGTGGCAACTCTCCAGTTAATTCTTTACCTCTAGCTGGTGGCACGATGACTGGCACTATTGCTACATTCACCTCTACTGGTATTGATGATAATGCTACGAGTACAGCTATTACTATTGATAGTAGTGAGAATGTAAGTGTAGGCGCTAGTAGTATTATGCAGAACTTTGGTTCTAATAGAACAACACTTGCAGTAAAAGGAGTAGGTACTGATAACTACTCAAGTCTTCAGCTAGGTAATGGTGGCTCAACAACATCAGGTAAATATCACGGTTTTGTCAACTTTTATAACAACAATACTTCTGTTGCTAGGGTAGCGTCAATATCTAATTCAAACGCTGTTGATGCCGACCTTACGTTTTTTACTGCTCCTTCTGGTGGCGGTATTCAAGAGCGTCTAAGGCTTACATCAGACGGCAGAGGCTTATCCCAGTTCACTGCTAAGGTTTGGGTTCACTTTAATGGTACTGGTACTGTTGCTATTAGAGATAGTCATAATGTCAGTAGCATTACTGATATTGCTGATGGTAAATATACATTAAATTTTAGCAATAATTTAGCAAATGATGACTATGCTGTAACAGCAAATTCCGAATATGTATATACAACAGCAAGAATGAACGAAAGCCTTGTGAGTTCAACAGAAGTTTGGACACGAGCAAGTAACCAAGTATTTGCAGACGCTTCTTATATAGCAGCAGTAATATTCGGAGATTAAGATGAAGATTATATATAACAGAAACGGTGCATTAGCACAGATGACTCCAGCACCTAAGTTCCTAGCTCAACTAGAAGGCACTGACGAAGAAAAGTTAATCCATATTGCTAACAAAGATTTACCTACTGGTACACCTTACGAGATTACAGATGAGGATTTATCTGATAGAACATTCAGAAACGCTTGGGAATATGTAGCAGGGTCTGATGAGAAAACCTCAGATGACTTATCACTCGATGACCAACTCAAGTACAACCATATTACTCAGGAGGACT